CCGGGCTTCTATACCCTTGACTCACGTATTATTGCAGTATGTGAAGAATTGGGAGACGCCTTGGCTTCCGCCTCCTCGAGCTTGGAGATATCGGAAATTCGTCAACAGATACAACGGAGGTTGCCTTTTTACAATCTTCCTTCAGTTGACCTCACCGATATATGTGCTGGCACTTCGCATTACATTCAGTTTCAACGCACCTTTGCTTCAACAAATTAAGTGGGGATGAATTACCACTTCATCCCTATCTATTTGGGGTTGCAAGTTCCATGGGGTATTTGTATTCTGGGGTAAAATTAGGAGTTGGTGTAAAATATGTATCTACTAGGGTACCAGACAATGAAATCGCTGTAGCGCGATCATTGGGCTGTCACGTTGCGGGTGTTGCGCCTTTTTATGTATCACCAAATGATCACCGCAATGTTGAGATGGGTTGTCGACATCGTATCGGCAGGGATGTTCCGCCATTCAATCGGAGGTTGATGAGGAAGTTTAGGGGGTTTGTGCGTAAGTGGGTTCGGAAGAACCTGCGACCGCTGGATCCATCTGATATCCCCACTTTTGAGGAATGGTTGGCGAGCACAAATTATACTGAGGCTAGAAAGCGGGAATTATTTAATTTGTGGGAGGAAAAGAACAGAGCCCCCCCAAGGACTAAGAAACAATGGCGGCAGATTCGGCGAATCAAGAGTTTCATAAAACGTGAATCTTATTTGGATGCCAAGCATGCCCGTTGGATAAATTCGAGGTCCGATTGGTACAAGGTTCTGACAGGTCCTTACTTCAAAGCAATTGAAAATTCTTTGTTCTCTCTCGGTTTAGATGGGTCTGATTCCCCATTTGTGTTCATAAAACATGTACCCGTTGCGGACCGTCCGCGCTTTATGAGTGAATTCTTTGAAAAACATGTTGGTCATACCACTTTTGTGGAAACTGATCACACGGCCTTCGAAGCCCATATGGTGCCTGACGTTCTGCATGCTTGTGAGTTCCAGCTCTATTCTTGGATGTTCAAGAAAATGCCTGAGGTTATGGGCTGGATTCGAGGCACACTAGACGGACGTAACCGTTGTCAAGGACGTTATGGTGTCCTGTCTTGTGACGGAAGACGGATGAGTGGTGAGATGTGTACTTCTCTGGGGAACGGGTTTACAAATCTGATGGTATTCTTGTTCATTGCCCAGGAAGTTGGGTGTCGCGTTGTATGTGGATTTGTTGAAGGTGATGATGGACTCTTTGCAGTGTCCGGCAAGCCTCCACAGATGAAAGATTTTGTGCGTTTAGGGTTCGAAGTCAAGTCAGACGTTCATGAGGAATGGACATCCGCCGCTTTCTGCGGAATGACGATGGCTGTTGAAGACAATGACTTCGTTGTGACCCGAGACCCGTTGAAACTGTTAGTAAAGACGGGTTTGACAGACTGCGCAGGATTTCGATCCAATCCTTTGAAATTGCGAGGATTGCTCCGAGCTAAGGCTTACTCCATGGCGTATGAAATGCCTGGTTGCCCTATCGCCGGAGCCTTGGGACGCTACATAGAACGGGTCACTCGAGACACAAAACCCGATTTCCGTGATACTGGTTGGGGAAAGGAGGGAGCTCAGACATTGAGTGAAAGGAAGATGTTGAATTCGTTGAACACTCCTGTTCCTTGGTGTGCTAGGGCTGTGGTATCCTCCCGTTACCATTTACCAGTTCGAGATCAACTGGCGATCGAAAAATATCTGGACAACAAGAGTAACTTATCTCCTCTTGATTCTCCTGAGATATTGGCTTTCGTATCGAAGCGGTATCCACTTGGTTTCGAGATCGCAGAAACTTGTTATTTCCCAAGAGACAAGTTTTAGAGCGAATAAAGAAAAAGTTAAATCTTTTCTAGGGGGCTGTCTCCTATCCAATCTTATGCGGTTGGTCTTACATGCAGG